TGAAACCCGCGCCGCTCTCCCTGCATCAGGACCTCCTGGTCCCACCACCGGATCGGGGGCGGCTGCTCACATCCGCGGAAGTCGTGGAGCTGCTGATGCCTCGGGGGATTTCGGAGCGGTTCGTGCGTGAGCATGTTTACCCGCGGGTGTCGATCGCTCGCCGGGTGTTCTTCTATGAGGCCGATGTGAAAGACTGGCTCCATGAGCAGCGGAAGGAACGGGCCTCGTGACGCCGGACCGGACGTTCGGCGATCGCGGCTCCTATCGTTTCGATGAACAGATCCCCGGCGTCGGTCGCCTCCGCCTCAAATCGGGAGCGAAGACACTCCGCGCCCACTGGCAGCGGGTTGCCCTCGTTCGGAAGCTGCGGGACCAGGGCCGGCTCGATCTGCTGAAGGCGCTGAAGGCTCGAGAGATCACCGTGCTTGAGCTCCTGGACAGCGATCGGCGAAACGATCTGCCGCGGCTGGTGGCCGACGTCTATGGCGCCCGCCCGTTGTGGAAGGCCGTCGATGAGACACTGGATGGAATCACGCGGCAACCGGCAACGGTGGAGACGTACCGCAAGAGCTGGCGGGCGCTCCAAGCCTCTGGAGCCCTGCCAGGTACCGCGAAGGTTGCGGACCTCGCTCGCATTGATTGGGGCAAGCTGGAGGCAGCGTGGGGCCGCTCGCCAGCCTCGTGGAACCAGGTGCGGCGTGCGGTCTCGCGGGTGCTGACTCTGCTGCTGGGCGCCAAGGAACACCCGCTCCGCCTCGCTGTCCTGAAGAAGTTCCCGAAGCGTCGGGAGGTCGAGCGCATGCCCGAACTCTCGCCAGCGGACTTCCGGAAGGCGCTGAAACGAATGGAGCGGCCATTGCAGGGCCCGATCCTGCTGCTGGCCATGACCGGGATGCGCTTGGGTGAGTACGAGCGACTGACCCCGGCGCATCTCGGCCAGCATTCAATCCGGGTGCCTGGGACGAAGACGGATGACTCACCCAGGACGTTGCCGATCGCGCCGGAACTCTGGGGCTGGGTCACCGCGGCGGTGCCCTGCCCCGTCTCCTCCGACCTGCTCCGGGTCCGGTGGTATGCGGCGCTCGATCGTGCTGGGATTCCGCGGGTTCGGCTTCACGATCTGCGGCACTGCGCTGCGCAATGGCTGACCGACGCCGGCCGCTCCCTCACCAGCATCTCCGTCACCCTGGGCCACGCGTCGATCGCTCAAACCCAGAAGTATGCGAAGCGGAGACTGCGCCAGGACGACGCGCTGGCGATGGCGAAACTGCTGGCCATCCCCCAGGTACGCCCCCAGGTGAATCGGTCAGGGAAGCGGAAGGCAAAAGGGGTGCGACATGGCTAAGTTGTTTCACGTGAAACACATGCTGGGGCCGGGAATCGAACCCGGAAGGGGTTACCCCCAAGGGATTTTAAGTTGGCTTGGCGCAAGGACTTTCAGCGTTTCTTCTGGAGCCGACGCCCGTCCGAACTCCATCGAAACACGCCGAGACCCCGCAAAATACACCCCGATTGACTTCGGAGTACCCAGGTGGACACCCAGGGGATTCCCAGTCCCCCGCCAGGTGGTTGAGGTCACCTCCGGATGAATCCGAAACCGGCGGCGAAGATTGCGACCATCCGGGTCGAGGTCGTCGATGGTCAGCCGTTGACCGCGGCCCAAATCGACATACTGGAACTCCGCATTTACCCGCACCGGCGCGCGGCCTACGCCAACGAGTTCGCCGCCCTTCGCGCTGGTACGAGCCTCGGTAAACGTCAGTGGGAGGAACAGCGCCGGGCTCAGGCCATCGCCCGAGCGGAGGGCGCACGGGACCTCGCCATTCGAAGCCGGGATCAAAAGCGAAGGGCTGAAGCAGTCCGGCTGGCCCCGAAGTCAGTGCGCAATTCAACGGCTGAGCGTTTTGTGCTGGGCGGACTGGAAGAGGAAAACGCGGCGAGGTCGAAGGCTGGCAAGCCACTTCACGGCTCGGTCGAATCAGGTCGGGCGGGGTGTACTTGCGTTGCCTGCGCCGAGGCGGTCCGGGTTCACCGGCAGGTCCATAAGCCCCGGCGGAGAACGGCGTGACCCTCTCCCCCCTGCCTCCGGTGGGCTGCGAGCTCACGGATCCGCTGGCTCGCCTGCTGTTCCAGCTGCACCAGGCCGGGCTCTTCGGGCCGAAGCCGGGGCCGCTCTCGAGCGCGGTCCCCGAGCACTATCGCTGCTGCGGCTGCCACTCGAGGGACACGCGGATGAAGCTCGTCGGCCTGGTCACGGCACGCCGCGGCCCGATCACCGGCTTCGAATGCAGGGCCCGCTGCTGCGGTGCGATCAACCGATTCAAGATCTCCACAACCGAAAACAGGGAGGCCGCATGATTGATCGATTCTGGTGGTGGCTCGCCTTTCACCTACCCCGACGCGTGGCCTACTTCGCCGCCGTGAGGGTCGCCGCGCATGCCACGCAAGGTCGGTGGAGTCATCAGGAAGTCCCGGCCCTGACGGCCATGGATGCGATCAAGCGGTGGGAGCGGGCGGCGTGAGGAAAACGTGCCCCCTGTGCAGGATCGAGCGAATCGACGTTCGGAAGCTGACGGATCAACAACTGAGGCGGATCATCCGGAGTCGCGGTAGGTGGGTACCGACGCGGAGCGGCCGAGGCAAAAAAGTGAAAGGGGTGGCGGCGTGAGTGCGCGCGATGTCGGAGAGAGCCGGCACCTGGTTGACGTGGACGACATGCCTATTTGGTGCCACGCCCCGGAGACGTGCCCCTTTTGCGGGAAATCCTTCGTGTCGGTCTATCCCGTGACGGCGGAGCGGCTTCAGTGTTCCTGTGGAAAGTGGAACCCCGCGCCTCCTCTCCCCCATGAACCGGCCGGAAGGGACTTGCCGTGACCTACCGCCCCGATCGGGAGAAGGCGGGGTTCTGCGAGGTGGTCTATCGGGACGGCTCCGCCCGCCGGTTGCCCAGGAACGAGTTCGAGCAGGTCACCGCAGCCATGCAATCGGAGAAACGCTGGTACGAGGCCACGGGACTCTACGGCCAGACGATCATCCTCCGGCTCGCTGACGTCTTGGATGCGGTGGATTTCTCGGCCGACGCCGTCCAGCAAATGGACGCCGAAGCCGACGAGGAGCGCGAGCACAAACGGACCCACGGTGGGGACGACGATTGATCGACCTGATGCCGAAAGCACCCGGCATCCTTAACTTGTACGCAACGCACGTCGCTGGCTGTCCCATGGCCTCTCGGCACCCCTCGGTGTCGGGAGGCTTTCGACTTCGGAGGATCGCATCTCCTTGAACTGGCAGCGCTTCGAACGCGGGGAGCGGTATCGCTGCAAGTGCGGCGGCACGCTGTTCGGAATCGCGGGACCCTTCACGGTCACGTGGCTCTGCTTCTTGCCCGACGGGTTGCCGCAGTCCCGGTACCCCGGGGACGAAATCCTGAATTGTGCGAAGTGCAAAGCCAGATATCAGAAACTGGCTGTGTCGGTCGATGAGTCAGGGGTCCGTCCTGGGGGGTACCCGGCGGTGGCCGGATGAGCGCCAAAAAGTCAGCACCGAAGTCAGCGGGCAAGCCAATCGTGGGTGTTCCCTTCACGGGCGCCGATGATCCTCGTCGTGGACGGGGCCCGAAGAAGGGTGCCCCGAACGCCGGCCGCCCCCGCCAGGACTATCTCGACTGGGTCGGGCGGGCCATTTCCAACAAGAAGACTGAGGCGGCGGTGCGGAAGATCCTGCGGGATCCGGACCATCCGCAATTCGGCACCCTTTACAGCAAGCTGGCCGAGCGAAAGTATGGCCGGGCCGGTGCGACCGATGTGCAAATTCCTATTCCGCCGGCACAGCTGACGACGGAGCAGCTCGAGCGAATCGCTCAGGGGGAGGATCCGTTGATGGTGCTGGCCACGACACGCGCGAGCGCGGAGGCTGCGACCCAACCATCGGCCACGGCACCGATCGCATCAGCACCACCTGGAACCGCCGAACCGCCGGTACCTGATGCCCCGACCCCATGACGATCGTACGGACCGCATCCTGGCCAGTCCGTGCCCAGGCCGAGCTCGAGCTCCGGCGCCGACGTGCTCTTGCCGAGCCCTCCGCGCCGGCGCCGCCACCCGACCCAGGCCCGATCTTCCGCCCCGACTCGATCCCGCAGGATCTCTTCGACCGGTCGACGGCCGACATCACCATCATCGGTGGGTCGGTCTTCGGCGGAAAGACCTGGTCGCTGACGTTCGAACCGACGAAGCACCTGCAGGTGCCGGGCTTCACCAGTGTCACCTTCCGTCGCGTCACCCCGGAAATCCGGAACCCTGGTGGGATCTGGATCGAGTCGATGGGGATGTATCCGTATTTCAGCGGGACGCCCAAGGAACATCAGCTCGAGTGGGACTTCGCCAGCGGGGCGAAGGTCAAGTTCGCCGGCCTGCAGCACGACAAGGATGTGCTGGACTGGAAGAGCTCGCAGATCTGCCTCCTGCAATTCGACCAGCTCGAGGAGTTCACTGCGGCGCAGTTCTGGTACATGCTGTCGCGCAATCGCTCGATGTGCGGCGTCCGGCCCTACGTGCGCGCCAGCTGCAATCCGGATCCCGACAGCTTTTTGGCGGAGTTCCTCGCCTGGTGGATCGATCCGGAGTCCGGGTACGCCATTCCGGAGCGATCGGGCCAGGTCCGATGGTTCGTGCGGCTGATGGACGACGAGCTCGCCTGGGCGGATTCCAAGGCCGACCTGGTCGACCGCTATCCGGAGCTCGGCACGCACGCGCAGAGTGTGAGCTTCGTCCTGGCGCGGTTGCAGGACAACCGGATCGGCAACACGAAGGACCCCCAGTACCTGTCCCGCATGCGCGCGATGCCGCGGGTCGAGCAGGAGCGCCTGCTCGGCGGCGATCGCGGGGGCAACTGGAAGATCCGCGCGGCCGCAGGCCTGGTCTTCAACCGCGCGTGGTTCGAGATCGTCGATGTGGCACCCGCGCGCGCGCGAAAGACCCGAGGGTGGGATAACGCGGCGACCGCCGGCGGCGGGGATTGGACCGTGGGCACCCGAATGTCGGAGCTCAACGGCATCTACTACGTCGAGGACGTGATCCGGAAGCAGTGTGGGCCCGACGCGCGGAAGCAGCTGCAGCGAACCACCGCAGAGGCCGACGGGAAGGACATGCGGATTCGCGGGGAGCAGGAGCCCGGCTCGAGCGGGGTCGATGCGGCGGCCGCGTTCGTGAAGAATCTGAACGGGTTCACCGTACACGCCTATCCGTCGACCGGATCCAAAGTGGTCCGCGCCGGGGCGCTCGCCTCGCAAGTGCAGGCGGGCAACGTGAAGCTGATCCGTGCCGAGTGGAACGAAGGGTGGTTGCGCCGGATGGACGCCTTTCCCACGGCGAACGTGCCCGATGACGAAGTGGATTCTGCCGTGCTGGCCTATGAAGAATTGGCGCGCCCGATCCAGAGCACCGATTCGAGCGACTACCGCACCGTACGCCGCTGAGGAGCTGATTATATGTCGAACGAGTGGCTCAAGAGCGAGCACCCGATCTACACACTCCGCAAGGCGGAGTGGGAGCGAAACGAACGCCGCTTCGGTGGCGGGCCCGATGTCCTCCAGGAAGTGCGACGCTTCGATTGGGAGGTGGGTGGGCCACCGGCGATGCAGGCCGACCGGACCCGAGAGCACGAGCAGCAACTCGCCATGGAAGCCAAGCTGAACGCGGGGTCACCGGCCACACACTACGGCGCCCGCCAGAGCGAGGCAACCTACCTGAATTTCCCCGAGAGCTTCGCGAGCATGCTGATCGGGCACCTGATGCGCCAGGCCCCGCAAGCAGACCAGGCGCTCAAATTCGGCAGGCTGGGCACAGTCAAGCGGGCCGACGACGTCAACGTCCCGAGTCGCGCCGAGCTGCTCTACTACAACGCGGACGGCGTCGGGAACGACGGCTCGCAGTGGGACAACTACTGGACCCTGGTCAGCAAGTGGTCGGTCGCCACCGGGCACCGGTGGATCCTGGCGGAAGCGCCGGCGGTCAAGCCGAACACCTTGCAGGATGAGATCGATGGACGCCGGCCATACCTGATCAGTTATTCCCCGCTCGATGTGCCGAACTGGCACGAAGAGGGCGGCGAGCTGCTGTTCGCGATCGTGCGATTCTGGTATCGGACGCCCAAGGTCGACGGAGCGGAGCTCGCCGGCAACATCTGGAAGGAGGGCCGACGGCTCTTCGTCCGGAAAGGGTTCGCGGACTTAGGGCCTACCTACCTCGGCGGTGGGTGGTGGGATTACGACGCGGACGGCAACGAGATCGCCGGCAGGACCGGCACCTGGGACGCGTCGGGCGGGCGGATCCCGTTCTGGAAGCACTTCTACGAACGGCACCCGAAGCGGCTCTCCCGGAGCGGGATCTTCGAAATGGGCCAGGCCGCGATCGCGTACATGAACACCGATTCGGCGGCCGGCTATGACTTCTGGGATGCGTGCAGCAGCCTGGTCTACCTCATGGGTATCGACAAGGACGGCTTCAACCTGGTGGCCGACAAGCTGGGGGAAGGCGCGAAGCTGTTGCCGGTCCTCATGAACGAGATGAGCAAGACCGTCCCCCAGGTCTACGACGGGAGCCAGGGCGCGGTGACGGCCGAAGTCGCCAACAAGCGGCTCCTCACCATCCGGGAGGCGGTGCGCGAGATCGCCAGCCTCGAGGTGTCCGGCGGGCCCGATGCGTCCGGACTCGCCAAGCAACTCGGCTTCCTCGATGCGAAGTCGCCACGGCTCCGACTCCTGGCCAGCGAGCTTGAGAGCAGTCAGAACACCGCCATCCATTTCCTCGAGAAGCGCTGGGGCTTCCCTCAACCGACCGGATCAGTGAAGTGGCCGCGGGACTTCGACCTAGCTCCGCTCCTGGAGTCGATCGACCGGTACCTCGAAAGCCAGCTTAAGGCGGGAGCCAGTTCGGCGACGATCACGACGCGCGCGCTGATGGCCGCCGCCGGCGAAGCGGGCCTGATCGCCGATGGCGATGACAGCAAGAAGCTCGAGGCGGAGTTCGCGACCTCAATCACCGCGAAGGCGGCACGCGAGGCACAGGAACGGGATGTGCTCGGCGACTTCTTGCCGGGCGGAGGAAAGTCCGACGCGCCCGACGCCCAACAGACCCCGCCGGCTGACGAAACCGGAGCTGATCAGAAGCTGCAAACCACGACGGCGACGGTCTTGAACGGCGCGCAGATCGCCTCGGCGAAGGATATCGTCATCGCCGTGGTGGCGGGGCAGCTGCCACGGGATACCGGCGTCCAGATGTTGCAGGCCTTCTTTAACCTCACCCCGGAGAAAGCGGAGCAGATCATGGGATCGGCTGGCACGCCGACGCCGACCACACCGAATCCGAACCCCGCCGATGACGGTGCTCCTGCAGGAGAGCCCGCGGCGGCCGGCGGCGCGTGACCGCCCACCAAGCGGAGGCGGCGCTGCGAGTCATGCTTCGCCACCTCCGCCGGCGGGCCGGGAAGATTTCGCAAGCGGAGATCCGAAAGTACGAGGCGGCGATCCGGGCTCTCGCTCGGCAACTGACCGCCCGGGGCACCACCCCGATCACCAAAGCCCGCGCTCAGTCGCTCGGGCGCGCGATGGACCACATCCTGACCGAAGTGGATGCGGTGCTGCAGCAGGTGGCCGCGCGGTCCATCAAGACCATCAGCACCGAGATCACCACCCAGTATCAGACGGTGCACGCCCGCCTCTACCATGCCCAGGGATTGCCTTCCGGAGGCGTGGTCCAGCGGTTCGAAGTGGTGCCCCAGCGTACGCTCAAGCGGCTCGCGACGCTCGGTGGCCGTCGGTTCTCCCTGCCACGCGTCGTGACCAAGAACGTGGATATGGCCCGGACGTCGGTCGAGACCTATATCCGAGCCGCCACGGGCAAGGTGCCGGACGAGGTGGCAGTGCGCTCGATTCTTCGATTGCTCGACGGGAAGCTCCCGGTCGATTTGCCGGGGCTCGGACTCAAGGAGACCCAGCTCACCGGCGCGAAGGGCTTGCTTCACCGCGGTCGGCGGATCCTGGCGACCGAATCGTTCAATACGATGCGCGAGGCGACGGCCGAAGGCAGCGCGCGATCGCCGATCATTATCGTTGGGCATTGGGGCCTGAGCGACGGCCATGCGGACCTGCCGAGCTCGCCGGACGAGTGCGACGACATCGCGACCGCTGATGTGGGGTATGGGCCTGGCTGGTACCTTCCAGAGCACTGGCCGAAAGCTCCCCATCCGCACTGCGCGTGTCCGCAAGATGACACGCGCGTGCTGGATCCGTCGGACTGGCCTGCGAAATGACGAAGGTGTACGTCATGTATCCGACGGTGTTCGCCCTGCTGATTCACCGGTGGGAGTTCCGGCGCGGACGACGGTTCGTCGCCTGACGACTGCCCTGCCCTTGCCCGAAACGATGCACTGTATGAAGTTGTAGCCATGCGGCGGTGATTCGCCGCTGCAAATTCTGGCTGTGCCATGGCCCGGGTCCCCCCAAGGACCTGGGCCTTTTTGTTTTTCCCGCCTCGGCGGGTCCACGGTCTCGCTCCCCCGGTCAATGGGAGCGTTCGGTTGGCTCCCGGCCTACCCAGTGGCCAGGTCATGCAGGCTCCCGACACCAGGACAGGTCCGTATGCCGCCAGAACTTCTTGCCGCGATCAAGCTGCTCGCCGCGCATCCGGATCGCGCGGTCGTGTTGAAGGGCCTGCAGGATGAGGCCCCGGGACTCCGCCACGAAATCTTCCAGGCGGGTCACGACGTCGGCTACGGCAAGGGCAAGGGCGAGCTCGAGGCGTCGAAGGGGCGGGTCACCGAACTCGAGGGCAAGGTGACGAAGGCCGAGGCGGACCTGATCGAAGCCCGGAAGGCCAACCCCGATGTCAACAAGATCCATTCGGACTATCAGGGCCAGATCGCGGATCTCAACACGAAGCACACTGCCGCGCTGACCGAGGCGACGGGCCGCGTCAAGACGAAAGAGCAGACGCGTGCCAAGGCTGAGCTCCGATCCAAGCTCGAGAAACTCGGCGTGCGCCCAGCCATGGCGGAGGTGGAGGCCGAACGCTACGCCAACCGGCTGGTCGCAGATGACGCGGGTGAGCTCTCGGTCTTGCAGCCCGGACTCACCATTCCCTTCGCGGCCTCCGGAAACAAGGCGCCCCTGGACCTGCTGGCCGACGCGATCCGGGAGAAGGTGTCGGCCGACATGATCATCTCGACGGCGGACGGCGGATCCGGGGAACGCGGCGACGGCGGGGCGAACCTGACCGGGCAGGCCAAACTGGTGGCGGACATCAAGGTCAAGGCTGAAGCAGAACGGAAGGCGCGGGACACCGCGGCCTCGAGCATCGGGTCGGAGGGCGTTCCCAGCGCGCTCAGTCACCTGGCGGTACGCAGCTCGTAGCGAACCCACTCTCAGTCGGAGGCCCGACAGCCCATGTCGAGCATGCAATTCACGCGAAGCGCAATCGGCGCGCTGGATTATGGGAACCCGTTCGTCGGGCCCATCGACCACACGGCCCCGGCCGTCGTGGACCTCAGCGATCTCACCAACAAGGAAATCGACGCCCGAGGCTACCTGAAGCCGGGCATTCCGCTGACGTCGGCGGCCGCCTTGGCCGCGGCACTGACTCGGTCCACGCCGGATGCGGGCACGGTCACCACCGGCAACGCGAACGGCGTGATCAGCGCCGTCTCCGGTGGCTGGGGCGCACCGGCAGAGTCGATCACCGTCACCTTCACCACGACCGGCGCCACCGCGGCCTTCACGGTCGAGGGAACGGTCTCCGGTTTCATCGCGACCGGGGCGGTCGGCACGCCATTCGCCTCCCCCATCATCAACTTCTCGATCGCCGACGGATCCACGGACTGGGAAGTGGGCGACGTGGTGACCTTCGTGGTCACCGCCGGCGTCAGCAACCGGATCTTCGGCGTCACGATCGAGCCGGTGAAGGTGGCGGATGACAACGAGGCGGGCACCCTCGCCGCACTCAGCACCCTCAAGGTGATCCTGGCCACCATCGGTCAGGTCAACCGCGACATCCTCGAGGACAATCTCGGCCGGGCCCTGACGGCCGCGGAAGTCGCCGCGTTCGCCGATTCCACCCTGGTCCTCATCTAACCGAGACTCCACGAAAGGAGCCTAATCAGTGTCGATTTTCTCGTGGATCTCTCAGGTGGCCGAGCTCGGCAGCGCCGTGCTCACGGCCCAGGCGCAAACCGTCAGTCCCACCGATGTCGATCGGCTGCTCTGGCCGACGATCTTCCCGCGGCGCGACGTCAACTCTATCCGGCTTGCCAACATCGCCGGCTCGATCGACTACCGCCCGGTGGCCGATCGGCGGGAGTGGAACCAGCGGGGCCGCGAAATTCCGCTCATCACGCCGGATATCTCGGCGGTCGAAATGATTCCGATCGAGGCCAAGTTCGGGATCAACGAGCGGGAGATCACCCTGCTCCGCGAACAGGCCTTCGGCAACGAGGCCACGTTCCGCGCGATCGTGGGCACCAGCATCACAGATCGGATCACCGGCCTGGCCAAGGCCAACTTCCGCCGCATCGAGCTCGACGCCTTCCAGGCGTGGGCGCTTGGCCAGATCGTGCTGCGGGATCCGCAGGGCGGTGCGGCGGACGAGACGGTCTCGCTCGGGTTCGCCGTAGCTCGGTACGTCACGCCGGCGGCCTGGACTGGTGGCGCCGCGGGCACGGCCTACGCCCAGCTGCTCGCGCAGTTGGAGCTCGCCCAGGAGCTCACCGGCTCCGTGGCGGGGGTCATGCTTCGCCTGACCACGTTCAAGGCGATCCAGGAGTCGTCTCCGCGACCGGTGAACTCGGACAACGTGGCGCTGACGCGCTCGCAGCTGAAAGACCGGGTCGAGCAGGACACGGGCCGGCCGTTCCAGTTCCTCATCAACGAGGACTCGGCCGACGTCTTCAGCGACGGCGGCACCACGACCGCGCGGACCAAGATCTGGCCGGCCAACCGGGTGGGCTTCATGCCCGATGGGTTCCAGATCGGCAACACCGCGTTCGCGCCGGTCTCGCGCGCGTGGGATCTCGCGGCCCAGATCCCGGGCGGCGGGATCGACATCCGGGGCAACACCGTCTACGCCGAAGAGGCGAACAACGGCCGGAGCCTGTCCGTAGAGTGCCAGGTCAATGCGCTCTCGGTGCCGGATGAGCAGAAGGTGTACGTCGTCAACGCGGGGATCTGAGCACGGTGCTCGGTCCTCCTGGCAGGGGCTGAGCCATGCCCGCGCTGTACTCGGGCGTGGCCAGCCATCCGGCCCTCAGTGGGAAGTCCAAGGCGAAGCACGCCGAGGACAGCCCCGCCTTCGGAGCCCAGCAGCTGCTTGCTGAGCAACTGCTGGGCTTCAGTGCGCCGGCGGTCACCGATGCGGACCTGCTCGAGCTCGCGCAACTCGCGATCGCGTTGGAGGTCAACTGGCTCTACGAGCTGGGAACCGACCCGTTCATCTACACCGCCCTGGGATCCGCGAAGCTGAATCAAAACCGATCCTTCCGAGACGATGTCTCGATGATTTCACCCCAGGCTCAGGCTCTCGCGGATCAGGTGTTGGTGCCGGTGGCGGAACAGGGCAGTGCGGGATTCAAGACCCTGCGCTCGATGCGCGGGCCCCAGGTCTAACGGATGCTCGCGCTCGAAACGGCCCTGGATGCCAACGCGGAGCAGTTGCTCTTCGCCCTCCGCGCCGGCCGATTCTCCGATTACACGGTGCCCCTGAAGGGCGCGATCCTCCGGATGTTTCGGCGGGTGTTCAAGGAGAACTATGACACCGGTGCGAGCCGCATCGGAGGGGGTGGGTTTCACGCCACGCCTCGGTGGGCCCCGCTCAAACCGCGGACACTCCGCGAAAAACTTCGGCTGGGGTACGGCCGGAAGAACATCATGCGGCGCACCGATCGGTTGTATCGGTCGCTGACGCTCAATAGGCGGACGCCGGATGGCATTATGAAAGTGACGAAGACGTCGCTGACCGTAGGGACCAACGTGCCCTATGCCGCGTTTCACCAGCGCGGCAATGCCAATCTCCCGCGGCGCCAGGTGGTTCCCGACCCGATGCAGAAGACCGTGGGCGAGGAGTGCCGGCAGATCCTCCGGGACTGGATCGTCCTCGGGAAGGGCGCGTGAGATGTTCCTGAACGCCTACACGCGCCTCTTCAGCCGATGGGCAAGGCATCCTCGGTTCGGCGTCCTCGCACTCCTGCCGCTGATTCCGCTCCATGGCGGCGATCGGGCGGTCCCGGACGGGATCGAGGTCCTGGACGACGTCGACAGCGAGCCCGTGCAACAGGATTACGTCCCGCCGCATCAGCGGTGTTTGGTCTACTGCGTCGAGTCGGACGTCCCGATCGCGCCGGATAAAGGTCGGGGCATTGACCAGCAGGATCGGATCGTCCTCGGCGTGTACTACATGGTGAAGGATCTGCCCGTGGGCCTGGTCCGGCTCGAGAACGAATACGTCATGCAGGCCGTGGTGGCGAACCTCCGAATGCTCGCGGATCGGGTCCTCATCGAGCAGCTGGGCCCACCGCCTGATAGTGCGGACCGCTTCTACAACGCCTTCGGGCCCATCGAAGTGAGCGAGATCGTGGACGAACTCGCGGTCCGGCTCACCCCGGGGATCGAAAGCAGCAGCGGCGTCGGTGTCCACTTCAGCACCTGGAAGGGTGCCAGCACCCCTCTCACGTTCCCAGGAGTCTGACCCATGTTGCCTACCCCGAATCCCAAATTCCTCTTCGTTGGGAAGGGCTCCCTCTACTTCGCGTTGCAGATCTCGGACAACGTCTTCGGGCCGTTCGAGCATTTCGGCAACGTGCGGGAGCTGACGCCCTCACTCACCGACGACAAGCAGGATGTGCTGTCCTCGATGGAGCCCAACGCCCCGGTCTACGATACCTGGGGACGCTCGCGGAAGATGGAGATCCGCGCGCTCTTCGAGGAGTTCGCCCGGAAGCACGTGCAAAAGCTGATGATGGGCACGCTCGCCACCGTGGGTGCGCAGGCGGCCACGCCGGTCGTGGCGGAGTCGCTCTATCCCAATGTGCCCGCCGCGACCCTGGGCGCCGCCCTGGGCGGCGCGGTGCTCTTCGGGGCGAAGTTCGGGCCGCACACCGCCATTGTGGTGGATCTCGGCGCCACGGAGCTGGTCCTCGGCACCGATTACGACATCGTGCAAAACAGTCGTGGCCTGCTCGGGATCCGGATCCTACCCGGATCCACGCAGGTCACGGACGGCATCCTGGACCTGACCGTGGACTACACGCCGACGGCCTACACGGCGACCGACATGGCCACGATCGCCATCGGCGAGCTCCAGGAGATCAAGGGCAAGATCCACTTCGAGGGGAAGCCGACGAAGGGCCCGACGATGATCGTGGACATTCCCCTGGTCTCGATCAATCCGACCGGCAACCTCCCGCTGATCACCGAAGACATTGCCCAGGGAGAGCTCGTCATGACGGTGCTGGATGATTCGATCAACAACCCGACCGCTCCGATGGGGACGGTCCGGTACATCGACCCGCAGTAAGCAGGCGAAGAGGACTCACAGGCGCCGGGCGCGCGGGAAATCCGCCCGCTCGGCGTCTCGGTTTTATGGGAGGGAGGCGCGATGGAGTTCATCCTCGGCCAGGTGCCCTATGAACTGGTCACCTCGCACACGGTCTTCCGCATGCAATGGATGGGAGCGATCGCGGCCAAGGCGG